TACCATGTCAGTAATAAATGTTGCTTTGATACCACCACGAAGTGTATAAACAAGTGCGATGCCTACAAGAAACACACTAGTGATAAGTGGGCTGAGTCCTGTTAGGAATTCAACACTTTTGCTGCCAGCAAATAAACTAAATGTTACTTGCTGAATAGTACCAATTGTAATCTGAGCAAGGATAATAAATTGTACGACCTTGCCAAGACGAGTTCCTAAAAATTGACTTAGCGTGTAACCATCTGGATACTTATTGCGGAAATAATTTACACCAAATGCAAAAATCATAAGCGTAAAGAAATTTCCCAAACTGAAATAAAACAATCCAGTTAAACCATTTGTATAAGCCTGTTGAGCCGCAACAAACAAACCAGGCGCTTGAATCCAAGCAGCGCCAGCGCCCATGCTGCCTTGCAACCAACCAATCTTACGATTAGCGACAAGAAAAGATTCTTTGTCTTTATTATAACCTCTGCTATACCAACTAGTAATAGCAAAGATGAACAATGCATAAGCAGCAATAACAGCAAAACCTGTCATTGGGCTAAACATTGGAAACATATGTTGAATATCCATTTTATTTTCCTTATAATTTTACTACTAAATTTTTACTTGCGCCACCAAGAACATCATTTGTTCTTTGTGTGACATAACCTGTTATCTGCAACATAGGACGATCCCACCAACCCATGTTAGCAGTGCTGTGTGGAATATCTTTCCATTCCCACGTAATACAATCTCCTGCCTTCCACTGAGTAAAATTAGCATTACCTAATTGAAATATTTGACCAAGTTCCCAATCAGATAACATTACAGCGAATCTTCTTATTATATCAGGATTTTTATCAAAATCAACAACTTTGTAACTATTCTCACGCTCTGGTCTACCAGCAAAGTTATCCATATGAGTATGAAGCATTTGTCCAGTAGTTTGATTATGGAATTTAATCGTTGATTCTTCTAATCCAAGCCAATCATTTATTTTTTGAAAAAGTTCAATATCGTCAGCAGATGCTCGTTCAAATACAGGAGATTTAGGATCAGCGCCAGCGTTAATTAAATCTTGTTCTTCTGGTTCAGCACTATAAATGCGTTCAATAGTAGGATTGCGCGAACCCCATGTGCTCTTTTTTGTTTTTGGCATACATTGTGCAATAGCATCAGTAAAATCTACATCAAATCTGCAGACATGAGTATAGCTATCTATACCGAGTGTTGGTGCCCGTTTAGTATCAAAATGCCAACGGCTATTGCTTTTAGTATATTCCCAACGACTGTTACCCCAGTTTTCATATTCAGTCATCCTTAAAATATTTCCTTTTTTTGTACTGCTACTGGATATCCAGTTCGCTTAACGATGTCATCAACCTTTGGATTAGATGTTTGATGAATATACTTTTCATTTGAATCTTCACTCATTATGTCGTTTAATCTTGGATCATTGTAGGCTACAGGAAAATCTAACCATTTTCCTATATCTCGCACATACGCTTTTCCATAAAGATAAAATAATTCTGTACTAACATAGAATGGAGTAGTATCTAACCAACGAATAAGTTGTGTCATGCAACCCCACGAAGGTCCGCCACGCATTCTGGTTTGTTGGTTTGTTAATATTGTCTTATCTCGACCAATAATTACTACTTGAATTTCTATATCTAAACTTTGTAATTTAGCAATGAGTTTATTAATAGGTGGAACTTGCAATTCATCTTTATTCCAAAATGGAACACTTGCACTTAAGACTGCATAATTTTTTCCACCCATTATATCTAATGTTATGCTATCAATATCATCCCAATATTTGTTATTAGGTTCTTTGTAATGTGGAACAAAATAATTATCAGGATCACTATTATCTAATAATTCTTCCCAACCATGCACATCTGGATGTAGTGCAAAAATTTTACTAAACAAATGATTTCCACTTCCTTGCGGACCAAAAAGTAAAATTATTTTATTTTTTTTCTTATTTTTAAAAAAATCCATGCACGTTTCCTAAATCATAAATATTTAGTAGAAAAATTTAATATCTCAAAATTATTTATCAAAATCAGGAAAAAAATAGATGAACAAGAAAATTTATAATTATTTGTTAAAAAATATAAACGAAGCATTTAAATTAGAAAGATATGCAGAAGTTCGTGATAGCTTAAACAAAGATGCAATTATAAATGAACTTCCATGGACATCAAAACGTTTAGAAAAATTTATGCACGACATTGATCATACGTTTCATAGTCTTGATTTAGAGTATAAAGGAACACTTGAAGATTTTACAAACCAAATAGATGAAAAATATATGTCACGTTTTTGGGGAGGTGAAATTTGGAAACCAAGAACAGATAGTTATCGCTTTACAGGATGGAACATTGTTAAAGAAATAAATGATTTAAATCCAAAAGCAGTATTGGATGTTGGATGTGGATTTAATCAATTCAAACAACACATACCCAATCTTATAGGAATTGACAAATATAATCCAGCAGCGGATTATATGGTTGATATATTAGAATTTATATCTAAACCAGAAAGTTTTGATGCAATAATTGTATTTGGCAGTATTAATTTTTACAGTTACGAATGGGTAGCTAAAAGATTTGTAAAAGTATTTGAACTGCTATCGTCTGGCGGAAAAGTATTTTGCCGTGGTAACTCTTTTAATCCAGACAAGCCGCAACATGATCAGTGGATAGATGGATATCATTGGGATTTTGAAACTGCAGTTCGTATTGCAGAAGAAAACAATATAAAACTTGAAACTTGGAAACAAGACAGCGGCGACCGTTTTTACTTTGTTTTCAAAAAACCTTAATAGCGCACGGTTAATTTTACAATAAATATCTTGTAGGATTAACCATGCCAAGATTAAGTTTATATAGAGAAAATCATAGCAACGATTTTAAATTTCAAGATAATCGTATCCGTGAAGTGTTTACTGCTGGTGGCGTTGGAATCAATGTTCACAAATATCTTGGTCCAAAAGATCAAGGTCAAACAACCGATTTAACACAACCACAATATGGCAGTCAAAGTGTACAAAACATTCAAGATTTGCTTTTTTTAGAAAACCGTGATCGTGCATATTCGCAAGATGTGTATGCTTTGCGTGGACATTATACCATTCAAGACAACGACTTTAACTTAAGTCAATTTGGTCTTATGGTAACTAATGATACTCTTTATATCACATTTCATATCAATGATATGAGTGAGCGTCTTGGTCGCAAAATTATGCCAGGCGATGTATTTGAATTGCCGCATCTTCGTGATTTTAATCCGCTTGATCCTAATATTCCTGTTGCGCTAAAGAAATTTTATGTAGTTCAAGAAACTACTCGTGCAGCAGAAGGTTATGCACAAACTTGGTGGCCACATCTATGGCGTTGTAAAGTTACGCCAATGGTTGATAGTCAAGAGTTCAAAGACATTCTTAACCAAGAACAATATCGTGCTGATGGAACTCCAACTGGAAGTACATTGGGTGATTTCTTGAGCAGTTACAACTTAAACGTTGAAATTAATAATGCTGTTATTTCCCAAGCAGAAAACGATGTGCCAAACAGTGGCTATAGTGTGAATAAACTTTTCATTTTACCAACACAAGATGGCATCAGTCCAGTTACTGTTATTAGTGGTTATTTGAGCGGAGATGGCAATGCACCAAACGGATTACCAGTAAATGTTGCAACATCATTCCCATTAAATCCGCAACAAGGTGAATATGCATTGCGAACAGATTATATTCCAGCAAGACTATTCCGTTATAGCGGAACAACTTGGGTTGCTATTCAAGATGTACAACGTGCTAATATTACTGGTGCTAATAGTAATACACAACTTGGCACATTCATTAATAATAGCGGAACTGTTAAGCTTGCCAATGGTTATGCAATACCAAGTAGTCAAACACTAAGTAATTTGTTTAATCTAACACCAGATAAACTAGGATAATCAAGTGGGTCAATATTTTTACGATAAACAAATACGCAGATTTATAAATCAATTCATTCGCATTTTTGATGAGATGTATGTTGAATTTGGCAAGGATGCTAATGGAAATAGTGTATTATCTCGTGTTCCAGTTCGTTATGCTGACACGAATCGTCAAGTTAGTGCTATCTTAAAAAATAATAGCGATGTAAGCACATTAAATGTTCCTATGATGGTTTGTTATATCAAGGAAGTTGATTATGATCGTCAGCGTATACAAGAACCAAAATATGTAGATAACACAAGTTTACGAACTCGTGCACCCGACCCTTTAACTGGAAATGTTACAAGTCAACAAGGACAAAATTATTCACTTAATCGTCTGATGCCAGCGCCATATAGATTAACGGTTGTTATGGAATTATGGACAAGTAATTTTGACCAAAAATGTCAGTTGTGGGAACAAATTTGCTGTATGTTTAATCCAGATATGGAATTACAAAGTTCACAGAACTACTTTGATTGGGCAAGTTTAAGTTATGTATTATTATCAAACACCAAGTGGACTACTCGTGATATTCCAGTTGGCGCGGATGATCCGATTGATGTTGCAACCTTAACATTTGAAATGCCAATATGGTTATCTACACCAGCTAAAATCTTGCGTCTTGGTATTATTCAAAGTGTGGTTGCTAATACATACGATGCTAATGGCAATCCGCAGTTAGCAATTGAAGAAGCTATTAATAATTTAGGTGATCGTCAGTATTTCACACCAACTGGCTATGGCGTTATCGTAAATGGAAGTAATATTAGTCTTACTCCACAAGGCGGACCTATTATTAATAATACAACTTTCACCACGCCAACAATAAATTCAAATTCAATTGCTTGGTCACCAGTTATTAATTTATTTGGTAATATTGCCAACAATTACAGTATGATGTATCTAACAAATACAACAACAGAATCGTTGATTACTGGAACTGTTGCATATGATCCTAACAATCAATATAACTTAATTTTTAATGTTGATCCTAAAACTATTCCAACAAATATTCTTCCGAGTATTGATGCCATTGTGGACCCAAGAAAAAATGGACCAGGCATCGGATTGCCTGCTGCATCATCAGGACAGCGTTATCTAATTGTAAATCCGTTAGGAAATGCTAGTGTTGGCAACGGTGCAGTTGTTTGGCAAAATGCTGATACTAGTATTACGCCTGCACTGCCCAATGATATTATACAATATAACAGCAATGCA